AATCAGTCCGTAGCAGGTTTTGAGGATTGCCGCCAGGTCCTTCGGCTCCGCTCCGTCGTAGAGGGCGGTCGCATACTGCCAGACCACAGGGGTCAGCTTGTCTGCTTCCGGCTCGTTGACGGAGTTGGTGTAGGTGACCTTGACGGCCTTGCAAGCTCTACTGAGGTACAGACCGTCCGGGAGGAACTGATAGCCGACGGTTGCGCCGGCCTCATCAGTTACTCCGGTTACGGTTGCAGCTCCTTGGTAGAGCTTGACCCTCTCCCCGGCAGCAATGTCAGAGATGACCAGCTCGAGAGTACACGCGAGCAGGGCCCGGTCGCTGAACTCCTGGACCTTGAGCATCGCCTGCTTGAGCAGCTTCTGGAGCATGGTGTCCTGAGCGTCTTCAGCGACGCTTGCGTACTGCTTGAAGGCCGTGAGCTGGGCAGTTGTAGGGTCTGCGCTCTGTGTGACTCTCACCTGGATCATTTCTTTTTCTTGCTTTGGGGTTTGGGCTTTTCGGGCTTGGGCTGGTCGTCCACGACCTCCTCCCACCATCCGTTCTGGACCATCTTGGCTGTAAGACGGCTTGGGGCCAGGACCTTGATGGTCCCGGCCTCTATGCCGTCATGAGCTTTGATGACTCTGAACTTAGCCATGGTTAGGCCTGGTTAGGGTGGGTCTCGATCTGGTCGGACTCGTTGACCGCACCGGCTACCTTGCCAGCGCTGGTGGCGATGGAGCCTACCTTGGTGGCGATGGTGCCCAGGGCGCCGGCGTTGCCGCCGTCCTTCAGGAGGGCTGCCACTGCAGTGTCGAGGGCCGCGATCTTGATGACGCCCTTCTTGTTGGGAGTGGCGATCTTGACCTGGGCGGCCTTGCGGAAGTACACGTCGTAGGCGTCGTAGGCGCCGTTGCGGATGAACTCCAGCTCGAAGCTGTTGCCAGCGTAGATCTCTACGCAGCTGCTGTCAGCCACGATGGCTTCGGACTCGTTGGAGCCGACGCCGGCGGTGTCGCTGAGGCGGGTGGTAGGGAGAACACGGAGGCCTCCGAGCAGGCTCTTGGCCTGGTCGAAGATGTAGTTGCCGTTGGCATCCTTCAGGGCCTTGAGGGCGACGTAGGTCTTCCAGGTGACCAGGGCCACGTTGGCATTGAAGCCTTCCTTGGCGATCTGGTTGGCGGCGTCGATGAGGACATCGGCGTAGCTGGCGTCCTGGACGGCGCCGGCGGCCAGAGCGCTGAAAGCGGTGGCATTCGGGAAGACGCCGTAGATCTTGTTGGGATAGGTGCTGTCATCACCTGCGCCCTTGGCGATCTCCGCGTCGAGCTTGTTGTCGATCATGCGGATGCCCTCGTTGACGCAGTAGTTGTACAGCTGCTCGAACCAGTCTTCCAGCTCGGTGGACAGCTGCATCTTGGTGGCCAGCTTGCCGAAAGCGCGGGTCTTCTCGGAGAAGGCCACGTCGGACAGGTTGGTGTTCTGGGCCAGCTCGGCGACGTAGTCGACAACGGCCTGGCTGGAGGACTCGATCCATCCGAGCTTGTTGGCGGTGCGAGGACGAATGCCGAAGGCGGCGATGAATGCGTTGGCCACAGGAACTGCGGCGTAGATGGTGGGATCCTCGGCTACGCTGAGGCGGTTGTTGGGGCTGATGGCAGAAGTGCCGATGGGAGCCGGGTCGGTCTTGAGCTCGATGACGAGATCAAACTTCTGGCTCTTGTTGTTCAGGGCCTTCTCGATGTCGGCCTTCTTCTCCACGAGGGCGGCGCGGAAGGCGGTCTTGAAGTCCTGGCTGCGGAGAGCCTTCTGGGCTTCCTTCAGCTCCTTGATGGTGGCAGCCTGCTCCTTGACGGAGGCATCCAGGTTGTCGATGTTGGTCTGGGCGGTTTTGAGCTCGGCCTCCTTCTCGGCGAGCTTGCCCTTCACGGCCTCGGCCTCTGCCTTAGCAGCAGCGGCTTCAGCCTTGGCGGCCTGAGCTTCGGTCTTGGCCTGCTCAGCGCTCTGGCGGATTTCTTCCGCCTTCTGTTCAAATTCAGTCATGGCTGGATTGGGTTTTGGGTTAATTGCTTATAGGTTGGCGAGCACTCGCCGGGCAAATTCGTTATTAACGGTCTTACGGAAGGCCTCGAACTCCTCATTGCTGAGGGCCTCGAGGGTCCGCTTGACGTCTTCGCTCTTGGCGTCCAGGAGGATGGCCTTGGGGTTGGCCGCCCGGGTGACCGGACTCACCTCCACGATGGTGATGTCCTCCAGGATCCTGAGCTCGTAGTCGTACCCTTCACGCTTCTCATAGCGGTACTTGTCGGCATAATAGCCGATGGAGAACTCATTGATGGCGCCGGCCTTGATGAGCTTCTGGACATCCATGCCGGTGGTGGTGTCGAGGATGTCGGCCTCTATCCACATGCCGATGGCGTCCACGCCCTTGTCGGTGATGACGCCGATGACCTCCTGGAAGTCGTGCTGGTAGCAGAGCTTCATGCGGGAGGCCTCCTCCCCGGCCAGGAACTTGTCGCAGGCACCGGGCTCGATGATGTCTCCCCAGCTGTCTACGTTGCCGAAGACGCAGGCGTAGGCCTTGATGTGCAGGGTCTTGCTCTCGCCTTCGGAGGCCTTGACCTCGATGGCGTGCAGGGTTGTTTTATGCTGGATCTCTTTCATAGTGCGTGGTTTCTTGTGCAAAAATACAACACGTCAAGCGGTTATGCCCTTTTTTAGGTGCGCATTTGGTTGCACGGTCTTACTTAGGTCTCCGGATGCAAGCGCAGGCGCAGTTGATTATCTCTGAGGCCGCTGCGCCGAGGCTCGTGTCGTGCGGGTACATGAGGTTGCCACCGGCCAGAACGAAGGGCTCGTACTGGTCCACCTCGACGCCGTCCATGAGCTCGTGGGTGTCCCGGGTGTTGCCCAGGCCGCTGATGCACCATTGCTTGGTGAAGCCGATGTCCAGGGTCCGGGCTGCGGTGTCTGCTGCGTCGGCCATCGCTATCATGGCCTCCGTCTGGGCGATGCGTCTGACCTGCCACTTGGCCAGCTCGTTGTACTTGCCGTAAATCCGCTTGGTGAGCTTCTCAATGCCAAGCGCCGGCTCCTCGAGCATCTCATCCCGGAGGATGTTAATGAGGGTCTCCCTAAGGGTGCCGGAGACCACGACGATGTTGGAGCCTGCACGCTCCTCGGCATAGGCGGTGAGCTCATCGAGCCAGAGGGCATCGTCCTCCGCGGCTTTGGCCTTGCTGAGGTCCCGGGCCGTGGACTGCGCCATGGGAAGACCGGCATCGCAGTAGAGGCCCTTCATCCATCCCGGCAGATAGCTGCTCTCGTCCAGGTAGGAGTCGATGAGGCCCGGCCAGCCTGCGGGATTGTCGTACTGGGCGCAGATGCCCAGGACCCGCTTGACCTCCTTAGCCCGCAGACGCAAAAGACGGAGCTCATAGACGTGCGCCGTCTTGAGCCCCTTGCGCCTCAGGTAGTCCTGATGGCGTCTCTCGTCCTTGCGTATCTGTTTAGCCATTGATCTCGTCGATGTCGTAGGTCTCGTTGCCGAACTGGATGCCCATCGGGATCATGGGCTCGTCTGCGTAGGGCTCCTCGATGGGGTCGAAGCCGTTGGCGGTGCGGAGCTCGTTGAGGGAGCCGTGCATCTTGGTGATGCGGTCGAGGGCCTCGGTCGGAGTCTCCTGGAGAGCCGGGATCTCGTCGCGGTTGACGACCAGCTCGTACTTGTCCTCGAGCTTGAGGTAGCTCAGGAGGTCAGCAGCGAACTCCTCGGCCAGGGGGATGGCCTGCTGCTCGTAGATAGTCTTCTTGGCCTCCTTGGCGTTCTCGTACTTGGCCTGCCCATAGTACAAGTCAACGGGGAGACGGAAGACAAAGCACAGGGCTGTGACGGCCTCCTTGTGGCTGGCCAGGATGTCGAGGTCCACAGGCTTGCTGCCGATGGCGTGATACTCGATGGGAGTCCTCAGAGCCTTCAGCTTGTTGAAGCTCTTTTTGCCGTTGATCTCCTTCTCCACAGCATCCTTGTCGGACTCAAGCACACCGTAGGCCTGGCTGTCTGCTTTGGGCGTGATGATGCCGGCAACACCGCCGTTGTCCAGGCTGGTGTCCTCACGGCGCATGCCCTTGTCGAGGACGGAGAGATAGACTGCAGCAGCTACGATCTTGGACGTGCCAAAGAAGCTGGTGTCGTCCAGGTTGTAGTCGAAGCTCTCGAAGACCTTGCCCTCGATGTCGATGGTCTGGCCGGCTTCTCCGATGAGCTTGATGCCCTTGAACGGCTGATTGATGCCGCCGGCCTCCGTGGCTATCTTCTGGCCGGGCAGGACATACATGCCCACCTTGGGGTCAATCTTGCGGTCCTTGCCCTGAGTAAGGGGAGCATAGACGAAGGCATCACCGAACAGAAGACGGTTGACAGCCCAGGCCTTGCCGAAGCGCCGGAGGTTGTAGCGGTCGTTGGGCTTGCGGAGAGCCTCCATGAGCCAGTGCTTCTCGACGTACTTGTAGGTTCCGTCGGAGTTGGTCTCCCGGAGCTCCAGGTATTTCATGACCTCGCCGACGTTGTCAGCGATGTAGTCAATGACGCCGTTGACCGGGGCGCAGGTCTCGTAGGCCTTCTTGATCTGCTCTCGGCCCATGACCGTCATAGGCGGCAGCTTGAGCCCGGTGAGCTGGGAAGCCAGACGCTCCAGGTATTCGTTCTGGGCGTTCTCGCCGTCGTAGAAGCCCTTGAGCTCCTCGGCCCTCGCGGCGTCCCGGGTCAGCTGCTGGTATTTGCTGTTCGTCAGTATTTTCATAGCATGCTATCGTTTTGCGCAAAGTTACAACACGTTAGGTCCTGTACTGCGTTATTGACCGCGCATTTGGTTGCTCACTCCCAAGCGGTGCAGGTGGGTGAAGGCTCCGTAGTTGATGGCGTCCATGGCGTGGTCGTTGCCATCCTGGGGCTCATCAGTGTAGGTCGACTGGTCCTGCTTGTTTGGCTTCCAGCTGTAGCTGTTGACCTCATTGCCGATGTGCTTGCCGACGTACTTGACCTGAAAGCCCTGGAGCCATCCGATGCGGCCGGCCTTGTCACGGTTGATGCCGGGCACAGCTGCGATGCCGTAGATCTTGCGAAGCTCCGCGATAGAGTCCGGGCGGGCGGGGTCACAATAGACCAGGCAGTATTGCGGCTCATAGTACACCGGGAACTGCTTAGGCTGACCAAGCTCGTCCAGGATAAGGTGACCGGGGTGCGTAGGATCCTCCCGTGTCTCGTAGTGATGGACCAGCAGCGATGCGTCATCCGTCACCCTGGCAGCTATGTCCCGAGGGAGCAGGCCTGTCTGGTAGCAGACCTCCCAAACGTAAAGCGTGCCGGTGACCGGCTCGTAGCACATGCGGACCAGGGCGTCGGGTCGCCTCCATAGCCCCAGTCGTTTCCCCACCATTGCGGCAGGCCGACGGGGTATTGCTCCGGAGGGATCTCCTCCCATTGCTGGTATATGAGGCCCTCCTTCCGAAGCAGCCAGCTGCCGTCGTATAGGTGCTCGTATTTGTCAGGGTTCCGCAGCTTCATGTCCATGGCCATGTCGATGAAGCTGATGTTGAGGTTGGAGCGGTTGTCCTCCCATGTGGTGTGGATGTAGGTGACGTTGTCCTTGATGCCGTTAAAGTCGTAGGAGACGCCAGGAGCAGCAAAGAAGCGCCGGTAGATCCAGTGGGAGACGTCGGTCGGG